ATTCCCCGACCCTCCGACAGCTGCGCCGCCCGCTCGACGGTTGGCGCACTCACATAGTACGTCGTTGTCGGCGCACGCTGTCCTGCCTGTACCTCTGCAAGTCTCCGCTGGAGTGCCTCAGCATTCGCCCGCGACACATCCAGCTGCGCCCGCAGCCGCTCAGCGTCTTGCGTCTCCTCCTGCTTCATGACAGCAGGCTTTTCGGTTGCCGTCTGCTCTGCTGCGGAGTGTCTGCCGACAGCATAGGCGACGCCAATGAGCAAGACAAGGATCACGACCAACACGACGGTCTTATGTTTTGTCACATACGATTTTACTTTTTGAAACATATTACACCTCCAAACGGGTATCAAAAAACCCGCCCAGATTGAGCGGGTTCATCATAAAATTGTTTACTGTTTGCTACGCTTGCGGCGGGCACGCTCCATGCGCTTGCCCATGATGACGCCGAAGTTGTACGCTTTCGTAATCTCCCACGGGCTCGCATTGCGGAGTGGGTCAATGATCTCACAGAGTCCTGTGTGAGCCTCGCCAGTGGGGACAGGCTGTGCAAGTACCATCTCTATAGCTGTCATGATTACGCCGCCTCCCGTCCGAAAATTTTCTCAAACACAGGGATGACGCTCTCGTAGTACCGCCACGTCTCGACCTCCTTCACGCTGTGCTCGGACTTGCTGTAAAACAACTTTGCATACTCGGGCACTTTGAGGTTGTGCTTGTTCGCCAGTTTGCCGATCTTGTTCGCACTCACGCCGAACATCGCACCGATCTCCGTTGCAGAGTAGGTCTTGCACTCTGCGACGGGCAGAGGAAGAATCATCTCACCTGTAACCATCTCGGCAGCTTTCGCGTTGCAGACGGCTTTGTATTCGGGAATGTTCGTGCGCTCGGCAATCTTGAGAAGCAGGTTTGCCGCGCGGGTGCGAGCATTGCGCTCCATGACTTCAAGCCGCTTGGACTGCATCGCATCATCGGGCTTCACGTGCTTCGCAGTGTAGCTGCCCGTCTTGCGGATCGCAGGTAGGACTTCGTCAGCGAGCAGCGCTTGAAATGCCTGTGCGGCTTCGTTGTTCGCCTTGAAGCCGAGACGGTACACCATGTTTTCAGGGATGAAGTCATTTTCCCCCACTTGTGGGGGAAAGCCGAACTCCTTGAGGTAGGCGTTGACACGCTCCCATCGAACGCTAGTGTAGGTCTTTCCACCCTTGTTCTGCGTCTGCGTAAATCCCCATCCACGCGCGACATCCTCCGCGTTCAACCATGCCGAATTGTTCGCATCAACATATCCGCGAACGTTCCCGACGGTGATTATCTTGTTATTCATATTTCATTTTCCTTTCTTTTCCGAAAGGGCTATGATATAATGAATTTATCAAGTCCCTTTCGGATTTGCTTTAAGACAGCCTAGTTCCGCCAAGAAGTTAGGGCTGTCTTTTTAATTTTGCGGAATGTATGCTTCCGACCGCGGCACGTCCTTCATGAGTTCCGGATAGCGTTTCTTGAGGTCATCGTAGATGAGATTTCCAATGTATGCCGCTACCGTCATTCCGTTCATCGAACTATGCCCTTTCGCAAGCCCGCCGAGCTTCATGCCAAGACGCAAATTTGGTCTGACGATTTTCATAACATCACCTCCTTTTTTGATATATTATACATTTTATGTATTTTACTGTCAATAATTACATTTATTTTTTTCTACATTTCTGCTATATTTTAGAATAATACCAATAGAAAGGACTTTTTTGTTATGGCATTCGCAGAGAGGTTAAAACATTTACGCGAGCAATCAGGCTTAACGCAAGCCGCACTAGCTGAAAAACTAGGCGTAACGCAACGTGCTATCAGTCATTATGAGAAGGGCAAAGGAACGCCTAATCTTAACTTTATTCATGAAGTAGCGCAAGCCTTCAATATCTCACCTAACGAGCTGCTCATAGATTCTGCCGCCGCCCCTAGAACGCTCCGTCTCATAGACAAGCTAAAATCCGATACGGCAAGTGGAAAACTTAAATGGGCGAAAATCGACAATACTAACAGCCTTGTGCTCTTAGACTACCACATTGATGACAACCGCACCTATGAGGCGAAATTCGGACAACATGGCGGTTTCATATTAGCTTACGCATATGCGGGGATTTCTCTTTTTACAGAAGAGTGCGGAAAGATTCTTTTCATAGACAACTCTTTGTCTGCTCCCGAACTAGATACACTATATAACCTAGTTGCAGATTCTGCCTCCCCGCATTCACAACTTATAGACAAATACCTAAATACCCCACTATAGGAATAAATACCGTCACGAATCGCGACGGTATTCACTCCCCCAAACTGCCATTTTGACAGTTTTCCTCTGCGTCGGCATTTCGCCGACCACAGAAATATTTTTCAACTCTTTACAAATACGTGTATACGTGCTACAATATAGTCATCGAAAGGGGATTGCCATGCGAGATAAAGACCTGCTAAAACTCTTGCTCCAAAACGGATGGCAGGAGGTTCACATCAAGGGCAGTCATTATAAGCTGCGCAAGGGCAATCAGACGGAGGTTATCCCCGTTCATGGTATGGATGTACCGACGGGACTACTAAACGCGATTCTAAAGCGCACAGGGCTGAAATAAGGAGGCATACGAAATGCAGTACATATACCCCGCCGTTATCCACGAAGACCCCGACGGGCTTTGGCTTGAGTTTCCCGACCTGCCGGGTTGTCAGGCGTTTAACGATACGCTTGACGCGCTTCTCGCAGATGCGGCAGAGGCTCTTGAATGCGAGATTGTCGAATCCCTCTCCCACGGCGATACGCTCCCTGCGCCGCGCCCGATGAAGTCCATCCCCGCGACGGAGAGCACATACCCGACCTTGATTCGTATCGACGCCGACCTTGCGAAAAACACACGCTCCGTAAAAAAGACGCTGACCATCCCCGCATGGCTCAACGATAAAGCACTTGCACGGGGCATCAACTTCTCAAAGACGCTGCAAGAGGCGCTTGTCGCCAAGGTCGTTTAACCCCATAGAAAAAGCCGCTCCATCGGAACGGCTTTTTTTATTGTCCCTGTCTCTTAACCTCGCATATGCAGAATGTCTTTCGCCTGTTCCACCGCGAGCGCCTTTACGATGTCGAGCGTTGCCCCGCCGATCACCGCGATCTTGTCTTTCACGCTCTTCCATATGCGGGCGTTTCGAACTGCCTCTAAATACTCGTACCCTTGGAGCGTGATGCGGATGATGTCGTAGTCCCGCATATCCCCGTCATAAGAAGGACCTACCGCCTCGATAAAGCCCGCATCCCGGAGCAGATCGATGTGCAGCGACAGCACATAGGGCTGATCGCACAGGTCTAGGAAATCCTCTATCGAGAGCGTAGAGGGCGGAACGCCGCCCTTCTCTTCGATGCGCAGCAGCATCTTTCGCATGAGGTCAAGGTCACGTTTCATCCGTCGTTCTCCTTTCTGTTTTGCGCAACAAAAAAGGCATAAAGTCAAGAGGTTTTTCTGCCGACCATAGAAATTTTTGCATCAAAAAAGACACGCGTGCAACGTGTCTTTCGGTCGATGTTTACTTTTGTTGATAGTCAAAGTCTAACTTTATTTGATTCGGGGCTTCCCGTACCTCTAGCACCTGAACGGCTGTATGCGTAGTTGAAAGAACGCCGCCGACGATGCGCTGCTCGATACGGAATCTGATGCGCAGTGTAACGCCTTTCGAAAAAGATATTTCACTTCGCTTCACCTTTTCATTAAAACCTTCATCCTCCATCGCCGCCCAAAACGTATTATCGCCGTCCGTCAGCTTCCATTTCCCTTCATTGAAGTTCAGGGAAATAATCTTTACGAGTAGCACCTGTTCTGCCGGCTCGGTCGCGACTTCATCGGCCGCCGCTTCGGGCGCTTTGAAATTGGCGAGTTCCTCTTTCCCTATGCGCTCAAGCGGTGTTTTATTCGCACTGTCATTCGCGTCACGAATCTCAAACGAGTCAATGCCGGAACGCGCAAGCGGCGCAACGATCTTCTCCACGCTTTTGCGGCAATCAACGTTCAAATAAACGTTGAGGAGGTTATTTATAACGGTGATTGTTGTGTTGTCGGTGAAATGAAGCGTCGACGTCTTATCATTTTCATGCGTGATTGCGGTGATTCGACGCCCTCGCACCTTCTTGATCAGCGAAAAGATCCCCATACCGACGCCGCCCGCGAGAGATGTCCATCCGAGGAGCTCCATAAAAGCTTTTAGTCCCGATTCCTCTGCGCCGCTCATAAAGAGCTTCGCTTGTTCTAGGATATTTACATCCAAAAGAAAGGTAATATCAAAAGAACCGCGCCGGATACTGTCTGCATTCAGCATTACTTTGATACTGTGCTCACTACCGATCACGTCGCCAATCTGACGCACGAGGTCAGAGAACGCAATCAGCGCCGGAGCAAGGTCGCGAACATCCATCGCGCCGTTTTCAATCGCCGCACCGCCGTATGCGATGCGCGCTTTTTGCGTGATATTCATGTGTCGCTCACTCCTTCCTCTTGGAATCAATATACTATTTTAATGGGAATGCGTCAAGGAAAATGCCAAAAAACAGAAATCCGATCTTGCGCAACTCGAATTTTTATCGAGCAACGAAAATCGGATTTCAGTTTCTGCACGTTCATTTCACTTTCTCGATGCGGATTTCAGTTATCCGCGTACCAGTTCGCCTTGCCCCGCACATCCGGCAGACGCGCATAGAGGTTTGCACCCGGACATGCGGTTGGCATGAGGTCGCGGTGTCCGACGACGTGCTCTTCGTCAATCGTGAGACCGTAGTCGTCACAGATAGTCGCAACGAGCATGGCGAGGGATTCGATCTGCGCGTCGGTCGGCTCGGCGCGCTCGAAGTTCCCGCAGACGTGAATGCCGATCGTGTGATTGTTCTCCCCATACGCGTGCGCGCCGACCGCCCCATGTGGACGCCCCTCCTCGACTGTGCCGTCCTTGCGGACGACATAGTGATAGCCGATGCCCGCCCATCCCTTTGCCCTGTGACTCCTGTGAATCTCAGCGGCGGATAGATCGTCGTCGTACGGATTCCCCGTGTGATGGACGACGATCATGTCCGTTATGGGGCGCTTGTTCAAATCGCCGAAATACAGTCCTGTTTTCTTGATATTTACTCTCTGCATGATTTACCCCTCCTTCTTGATACCGAGACCGCTTTTCTTGAGAATCAATTCGTGCAGATGAGCCGCCTCTTCGACGCCCGATCGCTGTAAATTCTCCAGAATGGATAACAGCTCGGTCACGGATAGATACCCGACGGCAACGGCGACCGCAACGGTCGGCGCGCCGCTGTGCGCGCACATCCAATCGACAAGCCACGCTGCCGCGACGACGGCGAAATAGGTCAGCATTTTCGCGATGAATCGCGTACGCATCTCCTCGCTGCGGATATATCCCGCGCGCCGCGCTTTCAGGATATTCTTGAAACATGCCCAAAAATGGATCTTCTTGCGCCCGCGGTCAATGAGATACTGCCGCGAGAGTGCAAGCCATTTTGTGACCAAATCGATGAACACGAGCGCCGCGAATGCGAGCAGCATCTGAAAATGCGTGTGTGTTATCACGGTGAGCAGACAGGTAAGGCAGACCTTCAGCCCCCATGCCTCCTGTAACCGCTCCATTACTCTCATCATAATCTCCACGCTCCTTTTGCTCCTTTCGTTGCAATACAAAAGCCGCCCTGCGTGAGAGCGGCTTTTTCCTCTGCGCCTGCTTAGCCTTCGTGCGTTGCCAGATAGGCGGCGACGTCTTCACGGTAGAGTTCGGGAACGACGGGCTTTTTGTCCTCGTTGTCTTCGTCCGTGATAACCCATTTGCCGGCGCGCACAAGGAGCGCATAGACGGGGATCATGTATTTGTATTTCGTCTTCATTTTACTTCACCTCCTTTCGCGGCTTCGAGAGCTGCGATTCGTGCTTCCTGCGCGGCCATCGCCTCAGCGAGCGCAACAAGGCCCTCGTCGACGGGCGGCGTTTCTTCTTCCTGCGGCTCTACTTTCGGCGCAGGCGGCGCGCTAATGGGCTTTCCTGTGACGGCGTCGCGGATGTATCCCGTGCCGTTCTCGCCCTGTCCGCGATTGCCGACGTAATAGTGGTAGTCCTCTTCGCTGATGGGGACGTAGCCGCCGTCCATATAGACCTGCCGCTCTTCGTCTGTTTGATAGTGGACGCCTTCGCATACGGTCGCGGTACGGCGTCCTGCGGCGTCAAATTTTGCTAGGTAGTGCATCTGTATCACTCCTTAATACCCAATGGCAAAAGCTACCATGTTATAACCGGTTGCTTCTGTGATTTTGTGGAAATTGAACACGGCTTTATCCTTAAAATCCTGTAGGTTCATTCCTAGCCACGTGCTAGTTATCGGCTCATTTGCAATATGTGTGTTCGACGTGCAAAATACACACGCTTTTGGAAAGGCTACGGGGAATCGCCATGTGATTTCCATACACCCGCCACTCTCATGCCTCTTCACAACACTGCTAGGGTTTGTTCTCGCAGAAGTAGAAAAACGCCCCCACTGTAGAATTAGCCCATTCGCGAATTTTACCCAGCCGTTTTGATCGAGCGATCCTGCGACGATGCCGCCCGTATTCTCCGGTGTGATTTTTCCCAGTAGTTCCGCGAGTTTCCCATCGAAACCTTTCTTGTAGTCGCCCATAACGCGCTCTAGGATGTTATTCGTCACAAGTGCCGCAGGGCTGACCGTTGCGGTGATGTTCGCGGCGTTGCTCGAGACGATGTGCCAACTGTAGGTGACAGTGATCGGGGGCTGTGTGCTCCGATTCGGCATAACGTCGGGCGTTGTGTCGACGGCGACCATGTAGAGGATTTCCCCCGCGTCCGGGTCTTCGGCGTAGAGTCCCATTTCTTTGACTTGGAAGCTCTCTTCCACGTTGTTGGAGTCGGCGACGCCCGTAACGGTGCAGACCTTTTTGTCCTCGGGCTCGATGAATACCTGTGAGAGCGGGATGACGAGCTTCGGCGCGGAGAGATCGTTGCCCCGCCGCAGTGCGTCGATTCCTGCCGTGCCGCTGCCAATTTTGATTTTTGTTAGTTTGAGTTTTGTTTTCCCTGTCTCCAGTTTTGCATGGAGCTGTTCGCCTCTCTCGGTGAGTTCTTGATGCGACCAATTAGCCATGAATATGTACCTCCCTATTGACTCTGACCATTCCGATGACATGCACTTCCTGCCGAACGTCTCCTTTGTCCGCTCTGCGCGGTGCGATCTCATACGACCGATTGACACCGACCGCACTGCCAATGTATACCGTCTGCCGAATCTCTCCGGGGCTCGTCCTCCGTGCGATGATGCTGTATGCGCGTGCAGTACTCGTTGTACCGCCGATATGCACATTCGCACGCAGTTCCGCGTGTTTCGGACGCGGCGGGCTGATTTCATAGGAACGATTGACACCGACCACGCTGCCGATATAGACGTGCGCGCCTATATCTCGACGAAAGCCGATACCTTCCATCCAACTGCGCGCATTCTTAGTTACGTCTATTAACCGCCTTAGTTTTTTGAGTTCTTCTATGCGCGCGGGCCCCCGAATCCCATGCACACGAAAGCGGTACGGCTGCCCGCCATATGTGAACCATTCCTCGACGCTCCCCGAATCATACACCATGCGCAGCGCCATAACGACGGCGCGCTTTGTCCCTTTGATGCGGTGCATGGCGATCGATGTTTTCACCTGCTTGCGTTTGACCGACAAATCTGCCTCTGCATCGTAAAAATCAACGCGCCATTGCCACGCAAGCAAATCGATGATAGATTCCGGCAATGTGTCGATCCCGGCGATAATCGCTAACCGCGCCGTATCGTCAACGGTACGCGCATTTTGCTCGTCGATTGCCGCCGCCGCATTGCGTGCCTCTGCAATCGCCGTGATATTTGCGGGCATAATGTCGCGCAGGCGTGTATTGCGGAGCTCTTTAACCATCTTCCAGCCCTCCGTATGCCGCCGTTTTCTCACGCACAGCGGCGATAGCGGTCTCCCCGACCGCCATGAAGGGCGGCGCCGGGGTCACGGGGGGGAGCGAGGCGCCCGCGCCGCCGTTCACGGGTGAGGGGTGTGGGACGACGCTCCTCCCGCGGCGTCCCTGGGGTCGGCGGAGCGTATTCCGTGCGTTCTT